ACATTTTCACAAATCAAAAGGTGTTTGGATATCCCAAATACAAATTAATAGGAAAAAATATCATCTGGGATGTTTTATCACCAGAAAAGAAGCATATATAGCTTATAATCGGGCTTTGCGCATGTTTAAAATGCCCAGAGACTGTTTTAATAAAATAAAAAAATGAAGAAGACAATTGAATATGACAATTATGATTATGGTGTGATTCTATTATTACAATCATATTTGGAACGTCTTATGGAAGAACAACCCAATTTGAATTCTTTAAAAAACAAATATTACCAAGAACCTTATGAAAAAGGTCAACAAAGCATACTGAAATTCAATAAAGCATTCGGAGAAATGCTTGAAACCTTCAATACAAAATGAGCTTTTTTAAAAAATCAGATAGTGAATATAAAGAATTTATAAAAAAATACAGTAACGCTTTTAGTGCCACCATTGAAGATGTGGATCGGGATGCCAAAGCCAGCATCAAATCAAACTATTGTTTGAATAAAATATATGATCTTTTTTTGGATTTTATAATTGATTCAAAAAGAATACTAAAATAACTTTATATATTAAAGTTTAATATCTGCAAAATCGTCATCGCTCAGATCTGTTTTCCTGGCACCAACCTTGTAGCTGCTGATTTCTGTTTCTTGCGGGGCCACCTGAACCTTGCTGCTGTCCATATAACTATCCAACCAACCTGATAATGGATTTTCTTTTTGATTAAAAATCTTTTTATATCCTATAGAACGAAGACGATTATCACAAAGCCATTTGCTGTATCCACTGATAACTTCAGCATTTAGACCCAGAAGATTTCCTTTACTGAAAAGATAATTTGCCCATTCCATTTCATTCTTTGCGGCCTGTTCATAGAATGCATAAATTTTATCTTCACTCTTTTTAACAATACTTGTAAATCCTTCCTTTTCTTCATCCCTTAATATTTTAATAAGATTCTGGGTAACGCCGAAATGCAAAGCTTCGTCTCGTTGAATAAACTTTATGATTTTGGCATTACCTTCCATTTTTCCCCTGTACCCAAAATAAAAGCTACAAGCAAAGCTCACATAGAATACCAAACCTTCCATCACATTAACTGAAAGAATACAATCAAATATTTTTTGTTTATTATCTTTTTTATCATCATCACCAAGAATTTTATCAAAATTATTCCGGATCAATTCAGCCCGGGATACAATTTCCTTATCTTCCATGATGCTGTCAAAGAATTCAGTTGGATCTGGATATACATTATTGAGCAAATAACTGTAGCTATAACTGTGTATTCCTTCAAACTGCGCCCATGTGTTCATGCATATTTCCAATTCAGGATTGCTGACATATTCCTTTAATGAATGGATACTTCTGGAAAGCATGCTGTCTCCTAGTGTTTGAAATCTTAGATTGCTATCAAAAACAAAACGTTCTGTGTCTGTCAAATCCTTGTAATCGCTACGATCCTTGGCCAATGTGATTTCATGTGGCCACCAAAAGTTTTCATTTTGCTTTTTAAACAATTCGAAAAATATGGGATATTTGAAACGATCATATCTTTGCAAATTCAGATCTTCACCAAGAAACAAAGGTTGCTTGGTGGTATCTACATTTTTAAGATTAAGAACGCTTTTCATTGGTTTTATTTATATCAGTAGGATTATAATTTGCAAGCACCGCTGCTACAATCCCGGTCTTCTTTTTGATTCATCAACTGTTCTTTATCTCCGTCATCTGTATTGTTATAATAAAGACTGATTAACCCAAGACTGTAAGCATACATGATTTCCTTCATGACTATTGCATCAGGAAGAACATTATTTTCATAATGGCTGTAATTGTAATAAACATTGGTGCTTATGGCCATGTCTATGTATTTTTGAATAATTGCATTAATGTTAAGCAAACCTTTATTGCTCCTAAGATCATAAGCCAGTTGATAATTCTTTTCATATTTTCCTATTCCAGGAACAAGCACAGGCAGTTTGCCCATTTTGCTCATTTTATATGTGATTAATGAACGAATAGGTTCAACACCATTTGTGCTGGATTGTATCACGCTACTACTTTCACACGGCATGCAACTGCTGAGTGTACTGTGACGCAATCCGTATTTTTCTATGTCTTTTCGCAAATGATCCCAATCACATGAAAGCTTACGCTTTGTCAAACCTTTAATGCTGTCTTTGTATGTATCAATTGGCAATATTCCTTTGCTGTATTTTGTGTGATTAAACTTTTCACAAGAACCCCGTTCTTCTGCCAGCTTGTTGCTGCTTTTCAAAAGATAATATTGGAAATATTCCATCCATTCATCCAACAAAGGAATGGCTTTTTCATCATCATAATTCACTTCATGCTTTGCCAGAAATGCAGCAAGATTGGTAATTCCAATACCAAGACTCCGGCGTTTGTGTGCAAAGTTCTTGGCAGCAATATTGAAGTAATCCTGCAAATCAATGATCTCCTCTAAAAATCTGACGGTCAAATCGCAAACCCTTTCCAGTTCATTCCAGTTTTTTATTTCCAGCATGTTAATGGCACTGAGAATACACATTCCTATTTCAGCTTCAGGATCATGATAATCCCGCATAGGAATGGTGGGATGAATGACTTCTGTACAAAGATTGCTCATGGTGATCTTGTCCAGCCATGCACCATGTTCATTTGCATTATCCACATTTAAAATATAAATTCTTCCTGTTTCCACCCGTTCTTTTATAATCGTACCAAAAAGCTTTCTGGCATTGATCTTCTTTTTTATCTTTAAACGACGACTTTCACATTCCTTGTAAACTTTATCAAAACTGTCCGTTCCCCAAGCTTCAAAAAGTTCAGGTACTTCATGCGGACTGAAAAGTGTCACATCCTCATTGTTGCGTACCCTTTCATAAAACATTTTGCTCATTCCTACTGTATAATCCAGTTTGCGAACACGATTGTCATCTGTTCCTGCATTGTTTTTCAAAACAACAATATCTTCAATCTCATAATGCCACCATTGAATGTTGCATGTGGCACTTCCTCCCCGAAGACCGTTTTGTTGCCATGCCTTCACACTAGCTTCATATATCTTCAAAAATGGAATAAGACCGGTATGAACCACTTCACCATTCTTCACAGCTGAACCTGCTGCACGAATGCGACTCACATCAATTCCAATACCACAACGATTAGCAGTGGCCATGCTGACGGCAGTGGCACTGCTGGTTATGCTATCCTTGGTATCATCCACACCTATGAGACAGCAACTGGCATAATTGCGACTGGTGGTTCGAACACCAGCCATGACTGGAGTAGGCAAATTGATTTTGTGCTTGCTGATTGCATTATAAAATCTACGAACATATTCCATTCGGGTTTCTTCTGGATAATTCATAAATGCTGTCATGCTGATCAGCATATAAGCAAACTGGGGAGTTTCGTGGATTTCTCCACTCACCCGATCTTTGATCAGATATTTGTCACAAAGCTGTTTGATGCCAGCATACGTGAAAAGATAATCCCGATCATGATCGATATCTTCTCCGATTTTGTTGATTTCAATATCACTATATTTTTCCAGAATGACCGGATCATAAATTTTCTTTTTTACACCGACATGCATAAAATCCTTCAAACGGGGTGGATGTTTTCCTCCCCAAACATCTTTTCGAAGTTGATAATTTAGCAAACGTCCTGCCACAAACTGATAATTTGGATGTTCAACGCTGATAAGATTAGCAGCACTTTCGATGATCAATTTGTGAATTTCCTCGGTACTGATGCCATCATGAAAGTTTATGTTTGCATTGATTTCAATATCGCTGGGACTCACACCTGTATAACCATTGATTGCCCATTCAATTACCTTGGTGATTTTGGTCAGGTCAAATTTTTCCGACTTGCCGTTTCTTTTCTTTACGAGAATTTGTTTCATGGATGAAGTAGTCATTTAGTTGTACCACACAATTCGTCAAATCAATATTTTTTCTTTTGATTTGAAAGAATTTTTTTCGATACATTTTTATTTAGAGTTGAACACGTAAAAATTTTTTTTGTGATGGAAAAAAAGTAAATACAACTGTTGACACACCATCAACAACATATACAATTTGATGATCATGATAAAAAAAAACTTTCAACAACGATATAAAGGAGTAATGAAAAAATGAAACATATAGAACAAATAAAAGACGAATATGGAAATCTTATGCAGTTATGGGGTATATATGAACAAACCCAGCAGGTGCTTTTGGAAGAGGGAAAACGTATCAATATTAAAAAGAAATTGCTGGTTACATTTGAATCATTGGCAGCTGCAAATCATTTTTTGAAAAAACATGAATCCTAAATTGTTTGAATATTTTATTGTAATATTGGGTGTTATTGCAAATATTGTGCTGATTGTTAATGCTCTGCATCATTGGTAAATTGTAAATAATTGGGTGACATTTGCTTTTTACAAAAAACTATTGTTGGGCGAGGAAGGTGGCTTTCAACAGCAATATCTAGGTAAATTGCTGGAACCAGGAGAAACCAGCCGAAATCATCGTTTGATTTATGCAACAAAGCTGGCATTGAGAGGTCGTCCTGTGCCTCAACAAATTCAGGACGTTATATTATCCTCTCCTTTTGAAAGTACTGTTTTTGCATATAATTTGAAAATGAATGATGTGGAACCAGAAGAAAAATATCTAAAGGTTATTGCCCTTCAACCATCCAAATCCGAGCAATATGCCAAATTGGTGGTGGATAAAGGAGATAAAGTACCAGAAGTTATTTTACAAAGCATAAGCAACGATCCAAAAACTTCAGAACGTTTTGCAAGTCATTTGAGCATGAGCAATGTAAGCCAGTATCATAAAAATGTGGATGGAAAAGAAGTGAGCATACGCAGGGCCAAAGAAGTGCCTATTCCTGAAATCATATTGAATGGAATAGCAGGTGATCCAGAAGTGGCATATGGATTTTTATATTATATTATAAAATACGACAAAAAGAAAGCTCCAGAAATTTTGATAAAAGGATTGGCAAGTCGCCCTGATTTGGCAATCGATTTGGAAAAGCATTACCGCAATTTAAATTTAAGTGCACCAGACAGTTTGCATCAAATCATCAGCACCAGCAAACAATTGCAAAATGCAGTTGCAAACAAAAAGAAACGGGGAGGAAAGGGCGGAACATTTTTGTGAAAACCTACCGGTTCTTTATTGAGGACGTAAAGCAGAATTTATATGATCAAATAAAAAAGAATCCGTATTATGCAAGAAAATTGCTGGAAAAGCTTTGGCTAAACAAACGGCCCATACCAGATGATTTGTGGAATGTGATGTTGGAAGATCCGATATACATTCATCCAATTTTGGAACAAATGATTGCATATGCTGATTGGCAGATGCTGAACCATCCTATTATTAAAAGAATAGTAAAAGAAAATGAAAATATGGCATATGAGTTGTTTGAGTTTTTGGTTCATCATCATATGGAGAAATTAAAGCAATTAACAAAAGATAAAAATCCATTTTTATATTCATTATACAAAGGCATCAGCAACGATTCGGCATTATCTAAAAAATTGATGCAATATCATTCTTTGAATGTTCCAGAGATTCCTGGCATTATACTAAAATCAATCAATCAAGAAATGGCCACAGCATATAGTTATGCCCAGGATCGTTTGGACAATGGCAAGAAAGTTCCAGAGTCCACATTAAAAAAATTAACAGAAAGCATTGTTTACAGCATTCAGATTGCTTTGATTTATTTGAAAAAGGAATATCGAGTGGTTCCAGAAATAATTTTGCAAGCAATAGCCAATCATAAACAGGGCACCATGTCATTTTATAGAGATTTGATAGAAAAAAAGATACCTGTTCCTCGTATCATTATTGATGCTGTGGACAAATGGGGCGGTCCGGATTTTTAAAAGATATTGTAAAAACGTTTTAGAGTGTAAAATAAAACTGTGAAGATTGGTTTTAATTGCAGCAGCTTTGATCTTTTGCATGCAGGTCATGTGACCATGCTGAAAATGGAAAAACAAATGTGCGATCATCTTATATCGGCATTGCAAGTGGATCCCACCATTGATCGGCCTGGAATAAAAAATAAACCGGTGCAAAGCATTTATGAAAGGTATGTGCAACTGCAAGCTTGCAAATATGTGGATGAGATATTGGTATATGATACTGAATATGATCTGCTGCAAATGCTCATGACACAAAAAATAAACATTCGATTTCTTAGCGAGGAATATCGGGATCGAGACTTTACTGGCAAACAATATTGCATGCAAAATGGCATTGAGCTTTATTATCACAAACGACGACATGATTATAGCAGCAGCGATCTGAGAAAAAGAGTATCCTCGCTGGAAAGTAAAAAAGGCGAAAGCAACATAATCATACCTCAATATTCGCC